GAAGGGAGCTACCCGGCCAGGGTCGAGGGAAACCGGATCATCGTCTCGTTCGGAGGTGGGCAAAAGTGAGGATCGGCATTTGCGGAAGCCAAAGCACCGGCAAATCTACGCTAGCCAAGGCTTTGGCAGAGCGGCTTGGGCTTCCCCTCATTACCGAGCAGGCCCGTGTGGTGGCAGAGAAAATGGGCATCCGTTGCGAGGAAGACTTGAGGCGATTGCCGCCAGAAAAGCAGATCGAGTTTCAGGAAAAATGCTTGGCGGCTCAAAGGGATGCTGAGAACAGGTACTATAGCGGATTTGTTAGCGACCGCACGGTAGTAGACAACGCTGTTTACTGGCTGGTGTGGAACTATGCTCATGCCGACCTCTACTCCAGATTCGAGTACCTGCTTCTATGCTACACCTGGGCGATTGGGCGTTACGACCTGTTGGTGTACTGTCCTTCGACTATTGAACAACAACCAGAAGATGATGGGTTTCGTATTTCCACCAAATCGTACCAAACTGAGGTTGACTTCTTAATCAAGACCCTTCTGCTGGGATGGGAGCTGCCGTTCATCCGAGTCGAAGGCCCTGTGGAGAACCGGGTTCGGCAAGTAATCAACGAGCTGAAAGGGAGGAACTGACATGAAGGCGATTCTGGACCAGAACATGACGTTTACCGAGCGATTTTTGGCTAAGGAGATAGCAAAGGCTATTCCCAACGGCGGGAACATCGTTATCCTCAAGCTGATTGAAAGACTAGGCTTCGGATCTCGGGCCTCTGCTGTGGGGGCTCTGAGGAAACTGGCGATGGCCGGGATTGTGGCCGTTCGGTCGATGGGCCAGAAGGGAACTTACGTCAAGGTCTTGGACAAGAAGGCGTGGCAAGAGTTGGCTGAAGAGGAGGATTGAAAGAAAGAGGGCTCTACCCCCGGTTTGAAGAACATCGCAAGTTACCCCTATTCAACTTCAATCCGAGGAGGTAGAGCCCAAACATGGCCCATCTAAGGAAGCGTGGCAATGTCTGGTACGCCGTCATTTACCTGGGGAAAGGCAAGTACGACTGGAAGCCGTTGAGCAGGGACGAAGCGGAGGCAAAGCGCATGTTTCAACGCCTGCAACGACAACCTGATGCGGTAAAGGACACCGACATAACCCTCGGGCAGTGGCTGGACGAGTGGCTCTCGGTCTACGCTGCGACGAGCGTTCGGCCCACAACCTATGCCAGCTACAACATGCTGGTGAACGTTCACTTCAAGGAGACCGTCGTTGAGGGAAGGCCCTTTGGCAAGTACAAGCTGAGTGAATTGAAGCCCATCGACATCCAGCGATACATGGCCGAAAAGAGGAAGGCTGGCCTCTCCAACACGACGGTTCGCTACCACTACCGCATCCTTCGCCGTGCCCTTGATCTGGCTAAGGCGAACGGTTACCTCTCGGAAAATCCTGCCGAGGGTGCTGTTCCTCCACAGCGTATGGAGCCAGACTTGCAGGTTTGGAGCGCAGAGCAGGCCGCCGAGTTCCTGTGGAAGATCCGAGGCCACTGGTCGTACTCGCTTTTTGCGACAGCCCTGCTGACTGGCATGCGCCGGGGAGAGCTTGTGGGGCTCAAGTGGTCTGCCGTGGACTTCGCTGGTCGTCGGCTGTGGGTCAATCAGACAGTTGTTTACGACGGCAACAAGCCAATTATTCAGCCGATGCCGAAGACGAAAAACGGCCGTCGTTCCATTGCCATCGGCCCTGGCCTTGTGCAGATACTTCTCGACCACAAGGAGCAACAGATTCGCAGGCACATGTACAAGCCCGACGGCTGGGTGTGGCCGAATCGCTACGGTGGCCCCATCGACCCTCACAACCTGAGTGGGAAGACCTTCCCTGCACTGATTCGGAGTGCGGGTCTCCCGAGGATTCGATTCCATGACCTGCGCCATACTCACTTTACTGACCTCGCCGCTTCGGGGGTTCACGTTAGGGTCATGGCAGACCGTGCCGGTCACTCATCTGTGTCCTTCACGCAGGATAAATATACAAAAGTCCTGCCGGATATTCAGTCTGCCGTGGCCGAGATTTCCGAGCGAAACATCCTCGGTCGGCTGGAGTCATTTGCAACTCATTTGCAAGATGGCGTTTCAGCCGCCGATTAAAAGCGGCTGAAACGCCCTTGTAGAGCTTGGCAGGGGAGACAGGACTCGAACCTGCAACCCCCGGTTTTGGAGCTAGATGCTAGCCCGAGAAAGTCCGTATTGATGGGCTTTTTCAGCAGGAGGAAGCGCAGGTTTTCGGCCCGCTTTCGGCCCTACATTTGCAAGTCATTTGCAGCCGAAAGGGGTAGTAGAGTGGGGGAGACAGTATACGACGATCTGCATATTTATACAAAGTACCGCCGCTACATGAGGGAGATATATGGTCCTGGCCCCTGGTGTCCGCTGACCTATCCGTACATGGACCCTGATGACAAGTTCCTGGTGTGGAGGGCGAGGCACTTCCCGAACTGGAAGGGAAAGTACGCTGGATGGAGTGAGGTATACCGAGAGCAGGTGTTTCTCTTTAAGAGAGGCACACTTCGTAAAGGGAGGTCTTCGAGAAGAGGCCGCAGGAGAAATTGGCAACCTGTCAAGCGAGCATACGTACGTCCAGCCACGCTAGCATGAGCTTGACAAGCATGTGCTTGACGTGGTAGGGTAGACTTGGACCGCGCGCTATCCGATCCGTGCTACCGCCCTCCTTTCCTCTCCACACGCCGCCTAGGGGCTCACACCCCCTGGGCGGCGCTATTTTTGCGGGGGTATTGCAGTTGCTGAAGGGCAAGAAGACGACAAAGGCCATGCTCGAAGACAGCGCTACAGAACTTGCTCGTGCGCTGCTCGAAGCCATGAATCTGGTCAAAGTCTTCAACGACCGCTTCATCGTGGCTGATGATTTCCTGCCCGAGCACCCGGAGCGGGAGAAGATGGTGCAGTACCTTGTGGCTCGCTCCTGGCGTGGCACGGAGATCGCAGCCTGTGGAGCCGCTGGAATCCCCCGCTCGAAGCTGGAGGAGTGGCGCAAGTACGAGGACTTCAAGCGGTGGGAGAAGTACGCCGAGGAAGCCTGCACGGATCTTGTGGAGGAAATGGCTTTGATGCAGGCTTACCTGCACGGCGATAAGGACTTGATTAAAACCGTCCTCAAGGCTAGGCGTGGCGACCTTTACAGTGATAGGGTGGAGCACACGGGCAAGGGCGGCGGTCCTATTGAGATCATTACGTCAGTGCCTAGGCCGCAGAGGTTGGAGTAGATGAGCGGCGCAGTTATTGACTTGTCCAAACTCTATGTTCCTACAGAACGTCAGAGGGTATTTCACTCTTGCCCTGCTGATTTTGCTTTGTACGGCGGAGCAGCTGGGGGAGGGAAAAGTCATGCTTTGCTATGGGAAGCCTTTATGTACTGTTTGGAGACCCCAGGGGACAGGGCGCTACTTCTGAGACGAACGTTTCCAGAACTTATTCGCTCTCTTATCAGCAGAGCTTTGGCACTGTTTCCGAGAGAAATCTGCAGGTGGGCGGGTAACGAAAAGGCGTTCTACTTTAAGAACGGTTCTGTTCTGGAGTTTGGGCACTGCGAACGGGAGACGGACGTCCACAAGTATCAGTCGGCTGAGTACGGATTCATAGGATTCGATGAATTAACACACTTCACATACTACGTCTGGGACTACCTGGTGAACTCCCGGCTTCGCTCCACAGTCCCAGGAGCTTGGCCGAGAGCCAGAGCCGCCAGCAACCCCGGCGGTGTGGGGCACCTGTGGGTCAAGGAGATGTTCATTGACAGAGGTGCTCCTGACACCGTCTGGCAGGATGCGTCTGGGCTGACGTATGCCTTTATCCCGGCCAAGGCTGAGGACAACCCGCACCTGATGAAGAACGACCCGCTCTATATCAAGCGGTTGCAACGCCTTGACGAGAAGTGGCGCAGAGCGCTGCTGGACGGTGATTGGGATGTCTTCGCTGGTCAGTACTTCGACATGTGGGACCGAGACATCCATGTGATTCGTGGCATGTCTCCTCGGGACATTCCCAAATGGTGGAAGCGGTTCCGAAGCCTGGACTACGGGTTGGACATGACCGCCTGTTACTGGTGGGCTGTGGCACCAGACGGGCGGTGCATTGTCTATCGGGAGCTGTACAAGCCGAACCTCAACCTGTCCGAAGCCGCCAAGGCGATTCTTGACTACACGCCTCCCGAAGAGAAGATTCTCTACACCGTGGCGTCACCGGACCTGTGGAACCGCCGCCAGGACCGGGGCGTTCCCGGTGTGCAGATTATGGCCGAGGCGGGGCTAAAGGGGCTTGTCAAGGCAGACCCCAGGAGGATTCCCGGCTGGCTGACCATGCGTGAGTACCTGCAGCCTTACGAGGACGAGCACGGCAAGATGACAGCCAAGCTGGTGTTCCTCGAAAACTGCGTGAACGCCATCAGAACTATCCCCTCGCTCGTTCACGACGACAACGACCCAGACGATGTGAACGAAGACGGAGAGGACCACGCTGCTGAGGCCATTCGCTACGGGGTTATGAGCCGCCCTCCGAAGACGGTACCGATGGACGAGCTGAGGGCTAGAAGGGCTGCGAGGGAGCGTTTAATCGCCCCCACGGTAAGCGAAATCACAGGGTATTGAGGTGGGGCTTATGACAGTTCTGGCTCAGATGGATCGGGAGGACTTGTTGCGGTGGAGGATGGTTGTCGTGAGGTTTCACGCCCTGCAACTAAACCCAGGGGCTTACAGCCAGCGTGAGACCGAGGAGATCCTTCGAGACAAGTTGAGCTTGGAGATTGAGTTTGCCTCCAAGTACGACCTCCCGCCTGACCAGGACTGGCACCTTGACCCGATCAGCGGGGTTGTCTACGTCAACTAGATCGGTGGTGTGGAAATGCCCTTCAAGTCCAAAGCCCAGCGACGCAAGTTCTATGC